GGTCACAATAATGGCTACTACCATTTTGTTAGCGATGCTACAGGCATCTTAGAAAAAGCACCAATCAAAGAAGTAAATCAGGAGGTGGCGTAATGAACTTAGGTGAAATTAGCTGGGAAGCTAGAATAAATATTATCAGATTAGATAAAAAGTATATTGGAACAAAGGACTATATGGGTACGGCTCACTTTTGGGGTCATGAATATAAACACACTTTAAGAGATATAACCTATGCTCAAAGAAGAAAAATACATAATCTAGGTCTTGATAAAAATATTGACTTCATTAATCCTAATAAAGAAGCTTGGTATTTAATAGCTAAGGTCTTGAGATGTGATGTCAATACTTTATGCAACATTGAGGAGGTGGCGTAATGGAAGCATATAATACCGAAAAGGTCCAAAAATATTTAGATAGAATTGATGCTCTAAATGATGAGTGTGAAAACAAGATAGAAAGAATGTACCAAAGAAGAGACAAACAGGTTGCATTGTATAACCACATGATTCTTGAAGAGCATAAAAAGGGAGGCGAGTAATGACAGACATAGCCAAACTAAAAAAGGACAAAGAAAAGTATACTGAGCAATTGATATGGCTTGAGGAAATGTCAAAAAAAGTCAAAGACAATCTGTTTAATGTAAAAGCAAAAATCAAAGAGGTAGGCAATGGATAGAACAAACATACCTGAACACTTACAACATCTAAGTAACAAAAAGTTGCAGATGTTATTTTATTTATTTAGATAAGGAGAAAAAGATGTCGATATTCAAAAAGAAAAATGATGCATTACAGAACGCAAACAAGATGACTGGTGATGAGGTTATAGAAACCTATGCTAGGTTAAATCTATATCAGAAGGCAGCCTTGCTTAGGCTCTTGGTTCGTGATGTCATCTTTAATGTAAACAACGAAGAGGTCAGTGGATTAAACTTCACAGATATCAAGGTTGATGGTGCAATCATCGTAGCCAACGAAGAATAAAAAGATTAACGGTCAAGGTTGCACGGTTTTTTATTTCCCCGTGTAATCATGAAAAAAGGCAGTGCATAGTATCTCCATTTTATGTGCTGCCTTTTCTTTTTATAGATTTAATCCCAATGGCAAACATAGTGCGAGCTGTGTCATTTGGTAAATCACGCCAAGCTGCAATGATTAATTTTCTAGGTAGCTTGTACATACGACTTGGTAAAAAACTTACAGCCAAATGTAAAATCGTGTCTATTCTTTGCAGATTGGTTATGCCGTTGTCTTTTAAAAACTGCACTCTTTCTGCATGTGTATTAAAATTAGATGCTTCACTGGACCAATACATGTGGTCATCTTCAGGTCTAGTCACTAGGCATCTGAGCTTGAATATTCAGGTTAGGGGGGGTTCTAATGGTATTCAAGCTCATCTTCCTACAAGTCTGACAACTTAATCTCTACGATTGAATTGTGCAGATTGAACGGTGTGTAGATGCCAGTCTTTTGACATCTGACTAACATATCCAGTGCTTTCTCATTCATGGCTCTGCCATACTCCAAGGCTTCATCACTCATTTCATAAATGGCATAAGGATAAGGCTGTTGCTTTTGTATAGCCAAGAACTGAAATCTATCTACTTCAGGTAATCCTGCTGACAAAGCTGCATCTATATAAAAGGCAGCCTGCTGATGATAGCCAAAGCTTCTTACTGCTTGCTTGAAGCCTTTAGGACTTGCATCTCTACATGTTTTTAAATCTATAATGACATTGTTCTGAAGCATATCAAATCGTGCTTTACATAGATGACCGTAGTAATCAAAGACCACACTAAGCTCAGTCTTGTCTTCTTTTCTTGGTCTAAATGCATCTAAAACTTCTACACGCTTTTGACAAGCATCGTACAAATCCTGAGTGACAATACTTCTGTCACCAACAGTAGCAATAAAATCTTCGTACTCAGCTTTACCAACTTTGGTTCTTCTGTCTGTCTTTGGAGCTACTACAAATTCATCATGAAATACATGTGGCTCTAAGAACAAACAATGTTGCAATCTACCCTCAACAAAGAAAGAAGCTTCACTGTCAGGCTTGTCTTCATACTTCCAAGTGTATGGGTCTTTAATAATTGAGGTTAGGTCGTGTGAGCGAACAGCTTTCAATTCATTGTATTGTGTAAAAGGCATGTCTGTGTAGACACCCTCTTCAACTATCACATCTTTGTGTGATGGCATTTCTATTACGTTACTCATAAGATTAAGGAAAGGCTGCTAAGTCTATTACGATTAGGAGTCGTATTAATATGAAAAAATTAATAAACTCAACAGCCAAACTTTTTAAAACGGTATGTCGTCCTCAGTTAGTTCGCTTTTGGGTGGGAACATTTCTTCTTTGTCATCACTCAATGCTTCTAAGGATTTAAAATCACCTTCAGCTTGTGTATCAGCTTTACTCAAGTGGTCGTCCATGCTTTTCTTATCTCTTGCTTTTACTTCAAAAGAATCATCAATCTTGGTTTGCACCCAACTTGGTAAATCTACCCAAGCACTATTCATTTCTTTTTTACCTTCTACATATTCATCTATGTCAAAAGCAATTTGCTCATTAACTGTGGCAACTTTCTTTGCACCACCGTCCGGGCTATATACTGATGTGACCTTAGCTTTACCACCACTGGTTAAACCTACTTCGATATCACATGTAACACCTAACACACTGGTTAGGTCAAAGCCTTTAAGTTCTTCGTCCGTAAATCTTTTTTTACGCCACGCACATAAGTCTTTGTACAATGCAGACTTTTCATTTAATGAAAGCGTGTACTGCTTCATAATTGAAAAGGGTCTGCCGTCTGACATTTTACTGTCGTTTAATTCCCAGTAAATAAATATACTGTGTCTTTTTTTGGTCTCGCCCTCGAATGTTTCATCGTGAGTTCCTACATCAACCAACATATAACATGTTGCATTGTGTGTTCCCACTGGTACTTGTTCGTAGTTCCCACCACCTGATTCACTAATTGTTAGTGCCATAATATCCTCTCTATAAAAATAATTATTAAAGTTCTTGTTTCCTACCAAACTATATTGTAAGGTATTCAATAGAACATAATATAGAACTTTAGATGAGAGAGCAAGTATGGGAATAAAAAATATTTCAGATGGGTCCAAGAACATGGACAAACCTCTGACAATGGATGCTATATATAGCTTCCAACAATTCTTAGAAGCACAAGGCTTCGAGACAAAAGAAGAACTACAGATTAATCCAGTCAAACCACAAAGAGCATATACCAATGTCAACAACAAGAAAGCACTATCAGGATATTATGCTTTCTACGATAACTTTGGCACACCTATTGGTTTCGCATCTGATTATCGGACAGGACAAACGCACAACTTCAAATTATCAGGACGTAAGTCCACTAAGATTAATTACGAAGCATTGGAGAAATTCAGGCAAGAAACTGAGAGCCAACAATTAGCAGGACATCTGCGAATCTCAGAGAAAGCCAAAATGATTTGGGATGTGGCATCGCCATGTGACTCTCATCCATACTTACTTAGTAAGGATGTCGCATCCCATTCTCTTCGTGAGCATAATGGCAAACTGATTATCCCAATCATGGATGAAACAGGAAAGCTGTGGAGCTTACAAACAATTCAACAAGACGGTCAAAAAAGATTTCTTGCAGGTGGTAAGACAGGTGGTTGTTTCTTTATTATAGGCACAGAGCTTATGAAAGAATCTAGGACTGTAGGTATTGGTGAAGGTTATGCAACTTGCATGACTATATATAAACAAAAGAAAATACCAATGGTGGTCTGCTTTAATGCAGGCAACATGCTCAGTGTATCTAAGAAGCTGTCAGAAAAACTTAAAGGCAAAGAATATATAATCTATGCAGACAACGATGCCAACAACGTAGGACAAGACAAAGCGATTGCAGCAGCTCAGGTAACTAATGCCGAGGTGGTAATGCCTGACCAAGAGGGCATGGACTTCAACGACCAAATGGCACTGAACGGTGAGCTGATAGAAAAAAGAATCGATGTACCTGAGTTGATAGAGTACGAAAAATCAACGAACGGCAGAGTCATGGCAACCACTGACAACTATCATGCTTTGATGCAAGCACACGGTATCAATTGTCATTACGATGTTATCAAGAAACGAATCGATATATTGATACCTGACTTTAAACCTATTGCTGATTTAAAAGATGAAGCTATGTTGGTTGAGGTTGAGAATCTTTGTATCAAGAACTTTGTTCCACATCAAAGAGTCAGAGATGCTATGAAGATAATAGCTAAGGAATTAAATCCTGTGGCTCAGTGGATAGACTCAACACCTTGGGATGGTGTGAGTAGAGTCAATGATTTCTGTAACACGGTATCGAGCCGGGATGAAGAACTAAAGCACATGCTTATGAGGAAGTGGTTACTTAGCTGTGTAGCCTGTGTCTATGAAACAGAAGGTGTGTCACTCGAAGGCTTGTTGGTCTTTCAAGGTGCGCAAGGATTGGGTAAGACTTTGTGGTTCAAAAGATTAGCTGACTTTAATAAAGGTTGGTTGTTAGAAGGAGCAACGCTTGACCCAAAGGATAAAGACTCAGTTAAAAAAGCAGTGAGTCATTGGATAGTAGAACTGGGCGAACTGGAATCTACATTTAAGAAAGCAGACATCAATCAGCTCAAAGCATTTATAACATCAAGGTCTGATGAAATGAGGTTGCCATACGATAGGACCTTTACTAATTATCAAAGACGCACAGCTTTCTTTGCATCTGTGAATGAACCTGAGTTCTTAATGGATGGCAGTGGCAACAGAAGATTTTGGTGTCTTAAGGTTACTGACATAAATCCACATCACGGTATTGATATGCAACAGGTATGGGCAGAAGTAAAAGCTACCTTGTATGTGCATGGACAAAAGAATTGGTATCTAACCAAAGAAGAAAGAGAGATGCTCCAAGAATCTAACGAGGGTTTCAGGACTCAGGGTGCAGTCGAGGATTTATTATTACAACATGTAAACTTCGATGCATTGGATAGTGAGAAGGAAGCTTGGCAATTAACTGCTATGCTAAGAGCCTTGGGAATTAGAAATCCTAGGAACATAGATTTTAAAGATGCCAGTAGGGTCCTAACAGACCGTGGTATCGAGGCAAGAAAAACTAATGGCAAGAAGGTGTATGATGTCGAACTGATTGACTTACAGAAACAAGAATCTTATGAAGATTTACCCTTCTAGCCATGATAGTTGGCACCCCGTGCATGCTTCGTTGACTTTAGCGAAGTAGTCGCGATTTTTTGCGTGATGCAAATAGATGCATCATGAACACATCGAGAGATGAAGGACACAGGGCATGAGACCACAATCAGCAAAGCAGAAGGGCAGACTCCTGCAACAGAAGTTCAGACAGATGCTCGTGGACTTACTGGGATTAGACGAAGAGGATTTAGAGAGCAGACCTATGGGTTCTCAAGGTGAGGACATCATCATGGGCAAACAATCAAGAGAGCAATTTCCCTACAGCATAGAGTGCAAGAATCAGGAAGCACTGAATGTATGGAAGTCCTACGACCAAGCACAAACGAATTGCAAAGGCTATGAGCCACTACTTGTCATCAAAAGAAACAGGAGCAAGGTCCTTGTGGTCTTGGATGCAGAACACTTTATCAAGATACATAAAGATGGTGATTGCTGATGAGAGGATTGTTTGACGATGCAGAAGGATATAGTGTCAATCAATATGACATAGAAAGAATATCTTATGAAGAAACAAAACCTTTTATATTAGACATACATTATGCAAAAAGGATGCCTTCTATTAGTTACGCCTATGGTTTATACCAAGAAAGGGAATTGATTGGTATGGTGTCCTATGGCTCGCCTGCTTCACCTTCTTTGTGCAAAGGTGTTGCAGGTGAAGAAAATAAACACCACGTCATAGAATTAAACAGATTGGTGTTGAAGAATAATGAAAAGAATCAGGCATCCATATTGATTGCAGCTTCCTTTAAACTATTACCCAAGCCTAAGATAATTGTGTCTTATGCTGACACTGCACAAAATCATTTAGGTGTAGTCTATCAAGCAACCAATTTTATGTTTACTGGTACGTCAAAACCTAGAACAGATATGGCAGGTAAGAATGGCAAGCACTCAAGACATCATCTTGGAGACAGAACAAAAAGAGTAAATAGAAGTGCAAAACATAGATACATATATGTACTTGGTAGCAAGACTTGGAAAAAAGATATGATGCGACAATTAAAATATAAAGAAATGGACTACCCAAAGGTGAACATAAAATGACTAGCAACTTAAAAGCATACGATGTGCGACAGTTGGTTAATCATGAATATAGACAGTGGTTGTTAGACAAACATTACGCTAAAAGGCTGTGTTCGGTGTCATACGCTTTTGGTCTCATCAATGCAGAGCAGAGCATGGTGGGTGTGATTACCTTTGGCTGTCCACCGAATAAAGAATACAACGATGGTAAATGCATCTTTCACAAAGAACGCATCAAGACGCTAGAGCTGAACAGACTGGTTATCAACTCCGATGCTCCCAAGAACTCAGCGAGCTATTTCATCATGCAAGCAATCAATAAGCTACCAAAGCCTACAGCACTGGTGAGCTATGCTGACGCTAATCAAAATCATCATGGCTATGTGTATCAGGCAACTAACTGGCTGTATACAGGAACAAGCACGAAGAAGTACAAGTACCTGTTCGAGGATGGCAGTAGTTTTGATATCAGAAGAGGTATAGATAGAAAGGGTGTGATTGTGGGTAAAGAAGAACTATTACCAACACATAGATATATTTATCTGCATGCTGACAAGAGAGATAAAAAACAATTAAAAAAAGACATGAGGTGGGATATCTGTGAATATCCTAAGGGTAATAACAAGAATTATGATTGTGTGGATATAGAGATGAAAGCACAACAAGAGCTAGGTTTTTTCTAGCAGGGTAGGGCAGGGCATGGCAAATAGCTCAACATTTGGTGTTTATGTGTTAAGAGTAAGGGATAGGGTACTGCAGAGAGAGGCTGTTACCCTGTTCCTT